TTCTTCTGCCATCTTATGGCTCTAGTAAATCTATTATTTCCTGTGTTGTAACTGGTGTTCCCATAAAGTTTATTTCAGTTGGTTTAGCTACAGAGCGTTCTTTAAAAGTTTGTGGGTCTTTTTTCTTAAAACTTGTTACTGTATCAAAATATTTTAAGAAATTATCTTTCTTATATTCTGGTCTAAGTCTATTTATTCTTGTTTGGTATCTTGCTTCCTCAAAACTAGGTGCTTGTTTGGGAACTTGTGAAGAATATTCCTGTGGTTCTTGCACAGTATCTGTTTCCATAGGAGGCATAGTAGTTGTAGTAGTTGATGTAGTTGTTGTAGAATCTACTGTTGGTGGTACATCATCATCAAATTGTCCGCCTCTTGTTAAATCATTACTGAATTGTTTTGCAAAATCTATATACTGTGGTGTTTCAGGGTCTTGCACCATACTCCATGTTGACCAGTTCTCATATCCATTATTGCTATTTAAAACAATAATTGCTGCTTTAGCAGCAAGGTCTACATCTGTTGTAATAAGAGATATTAAATCGTCTTTATCAATATTTTGAAACTCTGGTACAAATTCATTGTTAATTACTGTCACATCTACATCTGATGTATCTTCACCCCATGTATCCATAAATATTTGTACTGGTGAGTATGATTCTTCTTCACCTAGTGCTTTGCCCATACCTGGACCTTCTAAGTTTACTTCGTCACCTTTTCTCCACTCAGCAGCAGATAGTGCTAATAAATTATAAAATACATCTTCATCTGCGCTAGGGTCACGCTCCATAGAAAACCCTGCTTCCCTTAATTCTTTTGCTGCGGTGACAATAGCATTAATCCATCTACTCCAACTTACTTGTTCCATTATCCTAATCCTGTTCTAGCAGTTGTTAAGAAGTTACTCTTAAACAATGTTGCATTTTCTCTTTGTGCATCTCTATCTTGTACACCTTGTATTCTAGTAGCATCTCTACTTTCTACCATCTCTCTTAACTTACCATCTACATCAATAGCTTCTGGTATTTGTTTTTCTTCAGCTAAACTTTCAGCAGTAGGAACTATGTATATACCTGTGCTAGTTTCTAAGACTCTTCCTTCATTAACTGCTTTTTGGTATTCAATACCTTCAGGTGTTTCTGGTGATGGAGGTGATGACACAAATTTAGTTGTACCAAGTAATAAATCTTTAAGACCTACAGCTTTGCTTTCTATTTCTGCTTGTCTTGCTTCTGCTTGTGTAGATAATTCTATAAACGCTTCACCAATATCTTTGTAATCTCTTGCAGTTGCTTTAAGACCTAATTCACCATAAAGACTATCTACTTTTGCTTTAGCTTCACTAGCTGAAGGTTTTGGTTTATTTACACCAGAGTAACCAAGTGTTGTAAGAATCTCTGATAACTGTGTTCCTGATTCGTTTTGTAACTTGTATTCATTTAATGCACTACGCCATTGGTTCTGCATACTTAATCCAGATTCCATATCAACTTCCCAACTTCGTGAGTCGTTAGCGTATGCTAAAACATTGTTCATGTACTTAGATAAGTTTTTATCCCAGACACCTAGCGTTTCAGGAGCAGGTCCACCTGCTTCTACAATAAGCTGTTGTATCTCGAATAAATCATCTCTTTGCCAAAACAAATTCCAACCATCATCTTTTTTATATGGTGCTTCTACTGGGTTACCATTAGTACCCATAACTTGTTCGCCTTCTCTTGTAACATATACTCCATCAGCATCATAGAAGTTTCCGCCTAATGTTAAGACATTACTAACACCTGCAACCGAATTAGATTCGTTATACGCAAAACTTTGTTCTGGTGTTGCAATGCCAAAAGAACTTATAGCTTCTTCACTTAATGTTGCATCTATTTGGTTAGCAAAGTTAATGTTGTTTTCTACAGTTGCATTAAATGATGCTTTTGTTTTACCTGTTACATCACTTACATCTGTTCCATATTCACCATAAAATTTTATAACACTATCGTTATACTCTATTGGAGAATCTCCATATTTATTTTTTAAATCTTCTTCTAGTCGTTGTAAATTAAATTTGACATTAACTAAATCAACATTACCTTTGTCTATGTTTTGAAAATATTGTACTGATGGCAAAGCACTTACACCAGGAATAGACATTAAATCTTCTATAGAAAAGCTACCTACTTGATGGTCTTGTGCAAACTTACCTAATACGCCTACTTCTTGTACATAGGAAATAAAATCTTTTGATAACAATGCAGTTATAAATCCTGATTTGTTGCCTTCGTATTGTCTATAATCTATTGATTCAACACTCATTAATCCTCATATCTTGTATTGTCGACTTCATAAAATAGAATACCATAAAATATTTGATTAAAAAATGTATCTGGATATTCTTCAATTAGTTCTCTTCCATACTCTGACAGTATATCTCTTGCAACAGCACTTCTTTCTGCTTGTCCAGTTAATGGACTTATTGTAGGTGGACTAGCAGGTAACCATGTAGCACCATCTACTGTGCCACCAAAAGTCATAGCATCTTCTATTTGTTTTCTTTTATTTAAGTATAAATCTAAAGGTTTAAATTCTGGACTACTTGATAACTGTGGTTCATCTTTCCAAGTTTCTAGTTCCATAATATCTAATGATGGGTCAGCTTTTATCTCACCTATACCCAAAGAGGCAAAACCTTTTATGCCATACTCATCTTCTTTTTGCCTTCTAAATAATGCGTAGTTACCATTAACCCATTTACGACCTTTTGTATTATCTTTGTCAGCTATTTCATTAAGTTCATCTTTTTTGTTTTGTAGTTCTCTTTCTAATAATGTTTGTCTAACTAACAAATCCCATTCTGATTCTGTGTAGTAATCTCTCATAGCATCAAAATCACCAGACCATACCCAGTCATCATCTATAGTGTCAGGTCTAATGTAGTATGCAGTTCTTGGTTTTCTTTCCATAAGCGCTCTATTTTCTGCTTGTGACCAAAACTGTACAGCACTTTCTGTATATGGAGTTTTAACAGCAGGTTTTCTTTTAGTTTGTATTAGAGGAATTGGATTAATACCAAATCTATCAACAAACTCTGACTGTGTTGTAGTGTAATCGTAATCATTAATTTCTAGCATTCTTCTGTATTCTTTTACTAATGATTGAACAAACCACCATTGTCCATCTTTATCTTTAATTTCCATTCTAGGTTGCAAACCTGTAGGTAAAGTAGCTTGTACAGCACCTCTAATTAACCATTGATTGTTTGCTGCATCTCTATAATTTTCTAGGTTCTGTGCTGCTAAACCTGAGTCAGTAGGGTCAATAATACCTTTAGCGTACAAAACACCTAATGTATCTATAACAGAACTAGCGTATCTTGCATCCTGTATTTCATCTGTATTTTGACCAAAGCGTTCCCCAGTAAGGACTTTTTGTATAGCAGATGGCACAACTTCAAAAACAAGGTTACTCGCAGATGGATTCATTCGGTAATCACCTAATAAAGTTTCTTCTACTACTTTAGGTAAACCATTACCTATGTTGTCTAGGAACTCTAATGCCCAAACTTCCCTTGAACCAACACCAGGTAGGAAACCATTAGCTGTAACTAAGTTAAGTGCAGACAAAAATCCTGCAGGTCTTACTCTTACACCTTGTTGTCTTAAATCTTCTCCAAAGAAATTCTTTTGTATTACATTAAATGGGTCAGGGTAAGTAAACATACGCTTACCAGTTACTGGGTCTTTAAAGAAAAAGCCCATCTCTGCATCCCAAGGTTTATTTTCATCACCTGCGTCAAAAGCAATTCTTGACCTATTAAATTTTTGTGGACCTTGACCCATTAAAGTTCCCCAAGTCTTATAAACCTCTGCACCTATTTCTGGAAATGGAATATAAGAAGATAAAGCATCAGAGAACTGATGTCTTGATTTAGTACTATATAGTAAATCAATAACAGTTGTTCCTGCTTTTTTACCTAGTATATTCATTAATACATCCATATCTTGTATCTCATCAAGGAAACCAACTTCTCTTTGTGCGACTATTTTATCAACAATTTCTTGTAATATATTTTCTCCAAACTTACTACCTCGTAGTGATTGTTCAGCACCTTTTAGAAAATCCATAGCTAAATCTTCTGTCATAGTTGGTATAGCTTCCATGCCATGTTCATAAATACTCCACCTGTACAATGGGTCACGATTAGCAATATCAGATGGTCCAGTTAAAAATACATTGTATAGTTTTTCTAATATATCATCATATTTTGCACCTAGTCTATCTGCATCAAATTTGTTATTTAAACTATTAAATGCACCATTAATTCTGTCTGGAAATATATTGACATCTTTTTTAAATATCTTCCATATATCGTTATAGAATTTTGATGTCTGTCCTTTAATACTTTTAATACCAGAACCTTGTGTAGCTAATATCCAACTCTCTAACCAATCAGTACCATCTGCAAATCCACCATTTTTAAGAAAGTTTAATGCAGAGGATGATGCACTATCTACGCCATATTCGTACAATGGATAAACCTTAACACCATCTCTAAACCTTATTTCTGTAGCCCAATCTTCTGTACGCATTGTTCCAGTCAATGGGTCTTTGATTTTGTATTCACCACCGATATGTCTTGATATTCTATAACCAAGTGCCTCTAAGTTATTACGCAAAGCTACAGGGTTAGCTAGTTCTTCTTTAGCTTGTCTACCTCGTAAATCAGCTTCTTTGACTAACTTAGTCATTACTTGTTTACCATCATAAGATTTAAGCAACCACTCTATTGTGCTGTCTATGCCATCATTTAATAATCTTTGTGTAATAGGGTTTTTAGCTAAGAGTATTGTTTGATGTATCCAGTTTCTTATATAATCTTGGTCTATAGCTCCACTAACAATTTTGTCGTAACTAACAAAAGCACCATCCAATGCTGTGTTGTTAACTGGTTCAAAGAATTGTGACAAAGCCTTTCTTGACATAGCTTGTAAGTAATCTTCTTGTAAAGGTAACCAACTACCATCAGGAGCTACATTAGCTACACCTCGTTTTGTTCTTTTTATAACTTTTGCTACATCAAAGTTTGTATCAAATAATGCTTCCATAATTTGTTTTCTAACAACAATGTCATTAGTAGCAGCATCTCTTAATAATTCTTTATTAGGTGATTCTTTGTTAACAAACCACATAAGATTATCACCTGTGTCTATAGCTTTGTTCCATCTTGACAATTCTGTAGAATCTAAGAAGTTTTTTAGCCAAACAGCATTTCTTGTTTCGTCTGGTATAAAAGCACTGAGTTGTTTACCTTTGATTCCTAATGTTGCTAAACCAACAAGAGCTTTTTCTATAGACTTAGTAGAGGTATCTTTAAGTGGTGGTATTGTAACTGATACATCTATGTAAACTCTGTTATCTGTTTTGTCTAACCACCAACCTAATACATGATTTTCTTTTCTTAAATACTTTTGTCTTAGTGGTGCTTGTGCATCTTCTACTAAGTAATTAATTAACAATGGTTCTATAAGTTCCTCTACAGGTGTCCCAATAGGTTTATCTAAAGTTACTGCCATTTCTTCTACATTAAATGAATCTCCTAGATTTTTATATGGACTTACAGCGCCAAACTGTGCAGGGTTGACCTCTCCTGTTTGAAGGTTTATAGAACCTCCATCAGGATTGTCTGATATTACTTTACCAATAGACCTACCATCATTTGCTTTTTCTTTTATTGCACCTTTGTATATTTTAAGTGATTTTACAGGTTCGATATCTAACTCTCTAAATATAAAATCTCTACCATCATTACCATTTAAAACCCATGAAACATAATCATCAGATGCCATACCATATTCGTTAACACCTATCTTCATGTGTTTAAGTAATCGTTCTACTTGTGGGTATTCCATTTGTGCAGCTTTTACAAACTCTGGACCAAGAATTTCCTCCATCATAGGCATTTCTCTTTTTTTAATTCTTGTTCCCCATAGCACATCACCATAAGCATTCTGCATTTCTAGTGTTGTTCCTTTAGTCATTTTTACTGCATAGTAAGAAAGCGGATGATTAAGTCCTACACGAGAACCACTGAATATAATACGCAACATTTCTTCTGGTATAACTCTTGCTATCAGTGCAGGTCTAAGCATCCATACAGGTTTAAGAACTTTTTGTAATAGATAATCTTCATACATAGCTCCTAGTGTTGTTTGTCCACCAGGTGTAGCTCTACCAGTTCTTGGGTCAGTTTTAAGTTTTCTACCACCCAGTCTTTTGATTAATCTATTAGTAACCTTTTCAGTAGGTTCATCAATAAAATTTCTAAGATTAGATTTTTTAGTGCCTATAACATTTCTCCATAAAGGAAAAAATCTTTCTAGTTCTGCATAATCAATCAATGTTATGTAATTATCAACATACTCTGAAATCATTTGTGCAGTTGGTACAGCTTCAAATACTGTTTCATCTTTACCAGTTTTTGTTTTAGTTTTTGTTCTTACTTTAAACTTAACTCCTGGATACGCTAATTGTTTTCCACTCTCTTCTGTAGTCATGTATCTTTTTAAATCTGACTCATTAGCTAAAAATTCCATAGATTCTTTTATTTCATCTTTAAAATCTGCTAAGTCTGGATTTCTTTCTACAATTTTTTCACCAATATCTTTATAGACTTCTTTTACTGTTTCTAACATATCTTGTGGATTATCAGTATCTAGGATTTGTTCCATATATTTATTTCTTGCATCATTAGTAAATCTTGCAGATTTCATAATGCCATCTAAGTTTCTAGCACTTTCTCCAATATTTTTACCTGATAGTTGTTTACCTGGTGCTAAGTCAAAGTATCTACTCATTCTTCTTGGAATAGATGAGCGTAAATCTCCACCTACTCCAATTATTCCTGTAAACAAATTGTCTGCTGCTGTTGGATTAAAAACTGCTGCAACTTTGTTAGCTTGTTCCATAAGTTTTCTAGCTCCACCAACATCAGTATCTTTACCTAATAATTTTTTAGCTATAAGGTTAGAACCTTCTCCCAATAGATTTGGTTGTATAGGTAATTTTAATTGATTACCTTCTGATATAGCTCTTACAACATCATCATTAACACCATAACGCAACTTCATAGCGTCATCAACACCTGCTAAATTACCATTTTGCATTAATGATGTTAAAACTGTTTTCATAAAGTTTTTATCGTCAATGACAGTAAGCAACCTAAGTAACTCTACAGGTGCTTTGTTTAATCCTGGCATATCCATCAATGTAGCTAAATCAGTATTGGCAACAAAAGCATCAAGAAGTTTATCTCCTCTTTTAGTATTCAGTACTTGTGTTGCTGTACGACCAAACATTAATTTTCTAGCTTCTTTTGGTGAAATTACTTTTGATGTACCATCTGATAGTTGCATAGTTCCACCCTTGATTGTTTTAACAAATTGATTTATTAGTGGAATGTTTTTTATATCATCTCCAACCTTTATAGTTTTAAATGCTTGTTGCATACCATCATCAACTAAACTTCTTAGTCCTAACTTCGCACCAGATAAATAACCTAGAGCAGCATTGGTTGGGTCACCAAATACCCTAAAAGCACCATCTAAAGCAGCAGAACCAATAGCGTATCCTAAATCATCTTTAGTAAAGAATTGACCTGCAACTACTCTACCTGGTGATATGTTTACTTTTCCTGCTTTTCTTGTTTCTGTTTTAAATTGATTTTCTTTTTGCTCAAAGCGTTCTGTTATGGGTACACCATAAATTTCTTCTGCTTCTGCGTAGGCATCTCTGTCTGCAAGACCAGACCTTTTTAAATCTTTGTATCCCTGTGTTTCTTCTATTGGTGTTGAGGAGGGAAAATATCCTTTTCCTAAGTTAAGAGGTCTACCTGCTTTTATTTCATCATAAGCTAAGTTAAACTCTGTAGGACCATAAGCATCTTTGCTTTCTTTATATACATCAGCAAACTTATCTCCTACTAAAGCTCTTCTTACTCTGTCTGCTGCTTTATCTCCATCTACTCCTGGAATGAAACTAGCAGCACCTGTTAATCCACCAATAAATGTGTTAGCAGCAACTGCTTGAAATTTGTTAGTTCCTGTTTCATCTGCAGCAACAATAGAAGATTTGAAGTTTCTTGATAATGGTTGAAAGCCAAGGTCTAACATTAATAAACCTAGTTGTGATGCTCTTTTACCTTTTGATACTTTATTAATCGCTTGTTGATTTTGTTTAATAACAACATTGTTTTGTCTTTCAGCTAACTGTAAAGCTAAATCTGAATCGTGTTGTACACCAAGCATAGCTCCATACATAACAAGTTTTGCATCCATGTTTGGGTACGCTCTTGATATGTTTGCAGCATTTTGTGCTATTTCAGGTGTAACTGTATTTTTAAAAAAATCTAATTCGTTTAAATTTGCTCTTGTGTTATCAGCTAGATATGACTCTAACTCTGGTGGACCAAATAATATTTGTCTGTAGTCTGCCATTAAATACCAAAATAATCTTCTGGGTCTTTCCCTAATTGTGGTTGTGGCACAATATCTTCGGCTAGTAGTTCGTCAAATATAGGGTCGTTAGTTAAGTTTTTAGCTGTTATTAAAAAGTTTTGTAATGTGTTTGTAGGTATAACTCTTGGTCCATTACTACCAGGACCTACAGGTATACCTGCTGTGTTTGGTTCAAATTGTTTATTTGTAGGTGCAGATAAATTTATAGGTTGTGGGATTCTACCAACATTAGGAGGTCCACTTGTTAAAGCAGCTTCTTTGTCAACTGGAGGTGCTGAATCTATTTGAGCTTGTATAGCAGCAGTCTGTCCTGTTGGGTCGCCTTCCATTCTTGTAGGGGCAACAATATCTGCATAAGCTCCACTGCCTGTCATGTCAGTTTCTTGTGTCAATGCACTTGGTTTTCTACCTCTAGGCAAAATCATCTCCTCCATCTACATTAAATCCTAATTTAATATTTATATAAACACCTGGTATTGGTGTAGGGACAATAAAGTGATTTATAGGTACATCTTCTTTGCCAACAAGGTCAGTAAATATAACTGTATCTTCTAGCTCTACCTCATCCCAATCTTCACCATTGATAATGTCATAAAATTTTTGATTAACAATACTTTCTTCCATTATGCTCCTTCTGGTTGTGGTTGTTGTCCCAAAGCTCCTAATACTTGTTCTATACCAACTGGTGATTGACCTAGACCCATACCTTGTGGTTGAGGAACTCCTTGTTGTTGTAACAATGCAAGTTCTTCAGGACTTGGTTCTTCACCTTGTGCTGTATAAAATTTATCTAGTATCTCTGCCATTTGTGATGGATTCTTTCTTATTTCTATTGCTGCCATTGTAGCCTTGTTATCACCTTGTGCAGCTTGTGCCATAAGAGATTCAAACAATACAGTTTCTGCTTTTTCAGCGTGTATTCTTTGTTGTATTTTCGTAATGTTATCTAATCCATCCATGTTTTCTTGTAATGTCTGTGTATCAATAATGCCCTGTTGTTTTAATTGCAACCCTGTAATTATTTTTTGTGGCTCATCAAATCCTGCCATTACTCCATACACTCTTCTTGTTTCATACATTTCTGATATATCACTACCAGGTATGTATGTTTCTTTAAAAGCTGTGCCATTGTGCATACCTGCTATTGGTTTACGCTTTGTACTAAACAATGCTTCGTCATATTCCAGACGCTTTGAGTCAAGTTGCTCAATGGCTTCTTTAAGTACAGTCTGATATTCTCTTACATGAAGAGATGCTGACTGACCTAATTCTTCTAATCCTCTACCAGTAACAAATGAGTTAGGTGATTGTCCATCATCAGATACTGGGTAAGCTGCACCAAGTCTGAGATGTCTTTCTAATCTATCTACTTGTTGAAATAATTGATATGGCAAATTGTTAACAGGTTTTGATACAGATGAGCCAGGTGTGAAATAGTTTACAGCACCTCTACCTTTTCTATACTTACCTGATTCTATTTCTCCAACAATGTTTGTTTCTGTAAACACTGCATCTTCCATAGCAATAGTTCCAAGTATATTAATCTTTGCCATGTTCGCCATAAGTCCTGTAATGTGTTGAAACTGACTTTGCATTTGGTCAAATGAATATCTTTTTGCTACAACGAAACAAGGACCTGATTTTAATATGTTTGGCATAAAGTCTATTATTTTATTGTTCTCAGGTAAAAATACATAAGTACCTTCTTTATCTCTAAACTCTACAACTACTTTTCCTTGACCAGTTGAGTTAGCCCAACTGCCTTGTCGTTCAGTTGTTTCTATAAGAACTGAGTATGCACTTTCTTGTGCTGTTTCGTTTTGTGCATAAATGTACTGTTTAGCTTCAGGATATTGTTCAGCAAGTATGCCATGAGGTACTCTACGAATAATTGCTAATTCGTTAGGTTCTTGGTCGTTGCCAAAGTTACCTGGATAACAATTGAAAGAATCTTGTAGTTCTGCATAAGGGTATGGATTATCATTTCTATCTCTTTTGTGGTTTATTGTCCATACAACAAAACCATAACCTGGCAACCATCTAGCTGCTTGTGGTAGTTGTTTATGTAGTTTATTAAATTTATCGTATGAAGTAACAATTCGTTCTATTTTTTCTGATTTCTTTTTTGCTCTTTGTGAGTCATTGTCATTAGTTATATCTACTTTTAAATCTGGCGCTCTACCTAATTTCTGTGCAAATCTCTCTAGCGCTGTTAAAAATAAGTTAGGTGCAGGTAGTTGATTATATTCAACATTCATTTTGTCACCAAGTAGCGCTTTTACTGCTGCTTCACCACCATTCATAATGTCACGAATCCTAGACCTATCTAACATTCCCTCTTGATTTATAGCTCGTAAGTAATCTACTTTTTGTGCTAATTGTTCGCTATTTAAAGGCATTTATCTCCAATTATCTATATCTATACTACTAGGTTCATACCCAGAAAAGCTAGGATTATAATCATACCCTAACTCAGCAAATCGTTCTTTTTGCATACGCCTAATTGCTCTCATTGGAAACCAACTAGCCATAACAATGTCAGTTTTAGTACCCACGCTTTTACTCTTGTTCTTTGCAGAACTAAAATAAACTAACTGACTTGTATATAAGTTTACCTTTTCTTGTGCTTCAAAGCTAAGATATGGCAAAGAAATTTTTTGTTCTTGAAACATTGGTCGCATAGCTGTAACACCATACATAGGGTCAAATTTGTTCTTATAAGTTTCGTGACCCTCTAAAAATATTGCATGACCTGATGCAAACTCTCTAATAGATTTGTCCTGTCTAATAGCTTTTTGAAAACCATTTTCTTCTATTACCCAATGAGATACATTGTACTTCATCCACCATTCTTTTATAATGTCTAATGCTTGTGGTATACCTCCACCTAAACTATTGTTCATATCTACCATGTGTAATTTATTTTCTGCAGCATCATAAGCCCACAAAAACGCAGCTTGATAACCTGTAGACGCAGGGTCTAGTCCTGCTATAAGTCTTGTACCTGGTGGTATGTGTCCTATATCTCTTTTTTGGTCACGACATTCCTCTATCTCTACTCTGTCAAACAAAGCAAGTCCATCAGGCATAGCTACATTCAAATACACCATTTCGTATATTGCTCTACCACCTGTAGTTTCTGCTCCTCGTTTTCTATCCATTAACCATTTGTAAGTTCTTTTACCTTGCCACAACATACAGTCCTGGTGTTTGTCCTCTTCCCAGTCAGGTAAATTACATCCTGTATCATGTGCTTCTTCTACAATAGTTTTCCAAGATTCGTTTTCTAAAAGATGTGAATATAAATCGTCATAGTGTTGTCTTGAACCGATAACAACCATAGCGGTGTGTTCCTCTTTACGACTAGAGAGAGTTGTTGTCCACCAACTTCTTGTATTTTCTCTTGATGCAGGTTGCATTGTAGATGTGTGGTCCTCAATGTCATCAGCAATAATTATGTCACAGTCACGAGATAGAATCTTACCACCACGACCAAGACCAACCATTGTCGGACTCTTGATACCTGTAACTGTTCTCGTACCTACAGTAAATCCACTTTGTGACCAAGACTTACCTGTTCTACTACTTGGTTTAAATTTAGGTCCAGGTCCACATATTTCTTCTATTAATAATTCGTTACTTTCAAGTTGGTCAAGTACAGAACTTACTGCGTTCTTTGCAATCTCTTCGTTACCACCTACCCATAAAATACGAATGTTTGGTGTTGTACAAATTATCCATACAGCAAAATGTATAAGCAAATCAGTCTTACCATGTCGAGGCGGAGATAATATCATTTGTTGTTCACCATGTTTTATAGCTTCTAAAATAGAATTAATCCACTTAATGTGAAAGTCTGGCGTTTCGTATGGTTCGCCTTTTTCTGTTTGAAAATATCTATCTCTAAATTTTCTAAAATCTTCTAGTGATTTCTCTGCTACTTGTGGAAGTTCCCAACCATCTTTAGCTTCATCATTTTCTAAATCTTCTATGTATGCGTTGTATGCCATAGAAACTGCAGCTACAGATGTTTTAAGTATCTTGGCTACATCAGACATAGTGTTTTTACCTTTTAGTATCTCTTCGCCTAAACCTGATTCGACAATATCTTTATAAACTTTGCCTCTTCGTTTTTGTACATTTTTTTTGCTAGGTATAACTAACTGGTCATCTTCCTGTGTCCACTCTATACCTTTAGCTTTAGCTCTTTTCTTTTGTTGTGAAATTCTGTTGTAACAACGAGTAGAACAATACTTTCTCGCTTTAGGAGGTAATGGTCTGTGACAACCTGCAGCATAACAAAATTTATTATCTGCCATAATTATCACATTCTTTGTTCTTACACTTCATGTCGTCCTTTGGTAGCAACACCTCTCCACATCTTGGACAGGGGATTATAATACTCAATTATTTTTTCTTACTAGTTGTTTTCTTTTTTTTCTTAGGAAATCCTGCCTTCATATTAGCATACGCTTTAGGACTAATTGTAGAGTTCTTTTTAGACC